CCGTACCAAATAGGCGAATGTTGGGAATGATAATCCTTCCGAAGCAAAGTGAGCCTATTTTTTACCCATGCGATTGTGCTTTCCATTTTATATCCGGCATCTTCCATGATATACGCTAAATCACCATGTAAATCCCAATGCGATACTATGTAGGTGTTCGCGCCGNGTTCGATTGCGGATGTCATAACATTTACTGCCGACAGCAAATATTCNCGCAANTTTTCGGCAGACATTTTTTTGCCCATATACTTCCGATTTTTCCAACCGGGGAATATTTCAGAGCCACCATTCACACCCCACGAAAAATCTGTGAAAATCATACGCGCTTTTTTGCCATCCATAAGTTTGGCAACTGCGTCCATATCTGTGGGATTGCCACACATAAGGCGATGCCGACCGATTTGCCATAAATCTTTCGGTTGCGTAATAATTGCTTTTATTTGTTCGACTTCGAAGTCCGCTTCAAAATTATCTTCCATTCTACCATGCAAGCCAAAGTTACTCTGCTGGAACTCTTTTACAACATCGTAAGGGGCAACAGGTTTGATGGAATCCAAATCCACAGGCTTTATGGAATCTAAGTCCACGGGCTTATACATATCCTCAATATTGCAGGGTTTGTACATATCTTCAATATTAAAAGGTTTATACAAATTGGAATTATACGCCTCCCTGCGGAGATTAGAAATATACTTTACTATCTCCATAATTTCCGGGTCATCGTCAGCGAGATTAGGGTTGTGCCTTTTATTAGGCATCACTTTGTTTTTTGGCATTACATCCACCACCTTAAAAGATTATTGGCACAGGGTTTTATTCCTGTGCCGCTGTTGGTATAATTATATTTCGTGGTACGCTGTTTTATTTCCATCACGAATTAAAAACACACCGGCATCGCTTTTCGCTTGAGCAATATAGCGTTTGACAATAACATCACAATACACACAGTCTAATTCCATTGAATACCCAACACGCTCGGTTTGTTCGCAAGCAAGAATCGTTGTTCCCGAACCGCCAAACATATCCAGCACCGCATCTTCCTTGCGTGAAGAGTTGGTTATTGCCCTGCCGACCAGTGCGATGGGCTTCATAGTGGGATGCTCATCACTTTTCTTTGGACGGTCAAATTGCCAAACGTCGGATTGCTGTCTATCTTCCAACGGACACAGCCTTTTATCGCCATTTAACCAACCATAAAAAATCGGCTCGAATTGTGTATGATAATCCTTGCGCGACAGTACCAATGAGTCTTTGTACCATATAATTGTAGACGACCAATGCACACCACTATCTTCCAGCGCGAGGTGCAAATTTCCCCATTCTTGTGCCGACATTACGCAGTAGAGCATCGCCCCCGGCAAGCAAACCGAAGCCGCAGATTTGAAAACTGTACGCAAAAACTCCCCAAAATCTGCCTTGGACATATTATCGTTTTTGATGTTTCTACGTTTCCAACTCGGATGTTCCGTGCCTCCATAATTTACATTCCACGGTGGGTCGGTAAAAATCATGTGTGCCTTTCTGCCATCCATAAGTTTGGCAACAGAACCAATATCCGTGGAATCACCGCACATAAGACGATGCTTGCCGAGAATCCAAATATCCCCTGGCTTGGTGAGCGGCTCGGCTTCGGCTTCTTCCGTTGCCTTGTCAACATCGAAGTTATCTTCTTCTATTTGACCACCCAGCCGCGCCATTTTTTGGCTGAGTTTATCCACTTCTTTGTCATCGAAGCCTGTAATTGTATAGCCGATGCCGCTCAGTTTTAATTCTTGCAAAATTTCTGTCAGCTTGGGAAGGTCAAACTCGCCGGAAATTTTATTCAGCGCGATATTGAGAGCTTTTTCCCTTTCGGAATCCATATCCACTACAACGCAGTCTATGTATTCCGCACCCAACTGCTTCATAACCTTGAAACGCTGGTGACCGCCCACAATATTTCCTGTGCGTTCGTTCCATATTATCGGCTCGACATAGCCAAATTCTTCAACAGAGCGGAGCAGTTTTTCATACTCGGTATCGCCCGGTTGCAAATCTTTCCTTGGATTATACGCCGCAGGATTTAGTTCAGAAATTGACTTTTGTTGGATGACTAATGAATCCATACTGCACCACCTTGTTTTATTTTTCGCCGCCGCCATAGTAATATCCATCGGGATGGCTTGGGTCTATAATAAGAACACCGCGTTTGTTATACACGCTTTCGTTATCTTCACGCGCCGCCGCCCGACTAACAGCCATTATGGTAGCGACCGCACCGTCAATTTTTTCACGACTTTTCTTCTTGGATGGCTTCATTCCCCCTGCGGCATCGGTCTCAATAAAGACATTTTCAAACATCCAGCGAAGGACAGGATTTCCACCGTGCATTAGCTTTTCGTCCAAAACTATCCGCATTAGTTCCTTACTGGCAGGGGACATATCTTTGAAACCCTGCCCAAAATCAACCATGTGAAAGCCTTCGCGTGTTAAGTTTTGGGAAAGTTGAACAGCCCCCCAACGGTCGTATGCGATTTCAACGATGTGGTAAATTTCGTTCAGTTCTTCGATTTTTTTCTCGATAAAATCGTAGTAGATAATATTTCCTTCGGTAGCTTCCAAAAAACCATCGCGTTCCCATTGGTCGTAGGGTACATGGTCTTTTCTGACACGCTCGTTCATATTGTCGCGTGGAATCCAAAAGAATGGTAAAATGTAATAGTTCCCATGTGGGTCATCTTCTTCGGGAGGAAATGCCAATACAAGAGCGGCGATGTCATCGGTGGAAGCCAAGTCCAGCCCTGCGTAGCAAGACCTACCGTGCAACATTTCCGGGTCAAATGGAGTAGAACCTTTGTCGTATTTATCCATTGGCAGCCATTTAACTACCGTATTTGTCCACTGGCAAAGGAAAAACTGGCGAAATTGCGGCTCTTCCGATGGGTTTTGCTTGGCAGAGTTACAGGCGTTTTGGTAATATTCCTCATTCACGATTTTGCCGAATGATGGGTTTGTTTTGTGCCAAACTTCCGGGTCAGTCCAATCTGCATCGTCTGCCGCGCTAAACACAACAGGATAATAAGTTGGGTCAATCTTGCGCCCTTCCAAAATATCAACAGCTTTGGAATGTTCTTCATAGCAAATACTATTGCGATTGTTCCCGGCAGTTGTAATTACAAAATTTAGAGGTTGCCTTCGCGCCGCACCCGCACCCCTAACCATAGTGTCATAGAGTCTGCGGTCGGTTTGCCCTAACAGTTCATCAAATATGCACCCATGTATGTTTAAGCCATATTTGGTGGAAACTTCGCTGGACATAGCAGAATAAAAACTATGTGTCGGCTTGAACACGATGCGCTTTTGCGACTCCACTATTTTGCAAAACTTGTTAAGTGTGGGCTGGCGTTTGACCATTTGGCAAGCAACATCAAAAACAATACTTGCCTGTTTTCTATCATTTGCCACCCCATAAATTTCTGCGCCTTCCTCGCCATCAGCGCAGAGCAGATATAGCGCAATCGCCGCCGCGAGTTCAGATTTGCCCGATTTTTTGCAAATTTCCACGAAGCAGTGGTTAAATTGCCTCGCGCCATTGGGTTTAATCACCCCAAATAAATCCCGAACAATAGTCTCTTGCCACGGGAGCAAGAAAAATGGCTTCCCTGCCCATTCGCCTTTGGTGTGTTGGAGTTGTTCGATAAAAGCAACAGCATGGTCGGCGCGGCGTTTATCATATCGGGAATCTTCTGCCATAAAACGTGTGGGAGTATATATAAATTTTTCAGCCATTATGTATCAGCCTCCCTCCGTTCTGCCAGCGAAATCCGAGAGTGACAGGATTTGCACAGGGGCATAAGGTTATCATCCCTGTCCGAGCCGCCAGCCTCAACGGGAATTATGTGGTGCGACTCCACCGCCGGGGTCATGCGTCCAGCCTTTTGACATTCAGCACAGAGGGGATTCTTTGCCAAGAACAGCTTGCTTATTTTTCGCCATCGGGTATCATAATGTGCGGCGTTGGCGCGTTTGTTGTATTGCTTGCG